ATCGCCGGTGACTGTGGCGGTCATAGTGTTGTCGCCGCAGGTGGCTGTCAGTGTGCTTCCCACGGGGGCGGTCAGGGTCAGAGTGCAAAAACGTGCAGTTGCAGTGTACGTTTCTCCATTCTCCAAGATCTCCACTTCTGCGGTGTCACTGGTGGCACTCCCCTTGGATGCCTGCACGGTATAAGTGCCGGAACACTTGATGCGCACCGAGGCGTTGCCGCTGCTGTCCGCTGTTGCGGTATATGCCTTTCCGGTGGGCAGAGTTGCCGTGACCACAGCGTCCGGGGCAGTGGTTACATTCAGCGTGGCCGCAAAGTAAGGCAGCGTCAGCGTGTATTTACCGCCCACGACATCCACCGTGATGGTGTCATCGGTGGTCAGACCGGCCAGTGATGCCGTGACCGTCCACTCGCCCAGTCGGGGTAACGTGGTGGTGAAGCTGCCACCAGTCGCCGTGCCGGTGATGGTGCTCTGGCCGTCGGTCAGGGTCAGGGCGCTGCCTGCGGTCGTGGTGACGGTGAGCTTCGGCAGCGTATTGCCCAGCACCACATCAAGCGCCTGCTGAAGGTTAGACGCTCCCGTTTCGTAGGTGTCCTCGAAGGAGATGTCTTTGGCCGCTCCATACTGGTCGAGCATTTCGCGGACGAACTTCTCGGCTGCTGCCTCATCCATGATTTGGCCGCTGTCTTCCAGTCTTTTGATGGCTGCGGACAGGGCGGCGGAGATCACGTCAACGTGGGCGTGCTGGTCTTTGTCGTGTTCGGAAATCATTTCCCGCACACGCTTTTCAGTGGCTACGACATTCGGATCGGCGGTGATGGTGATTTGCGCCGCACCGGAGATGGCAAGCGCAGCGTAAAACTCCATGACGAAATCGGCATTATCCGTTTCGGACGGGATCTCGATTCCGCGTTCATCCTGCAAGATAACCGCCAATGCATCGCTGTTGCTGCCAACCAACTCAGCATAGATGCCGATCTGATGCAGCACATAGCCCTGCGTCAGCCCGGCATTGGTGATCTGGATTTTGATGGTGCGGATGGCATCTTCATCTTCACCAGTTTTCTTGATGCTTGCAATGGCAAGCGTCTGGCGCTGATCGGTCACTGCCGTTGCATTGCTCAGTTCTGCCGCGGCCATCGTGCCTGCGCCGCTTACAGCGCGGGTGAAGTTCATACCCTTACCAGCCAAAGCTTCGGAGAGCATGGCCGTGCCAAGGGTAGTGTAAACTGAGTTATTCCAGCTCATCTGGCTTTTCCTCCATTCTTCTGACTATGATTGTTGTTTCTGTTCGGGTTCCAGCCGGGGCGACTGCGGCAAATGCCGTGACGGTCCCGCTCTGAGGCTTTATCTTTCCACGCACTTTTGCGGTGACGGAGATGAAGGTGCCGCAGGGTGCGGCGGCAGCGTAGGCATATGCTTCTACGGGGTCACAGAACAGATACATTCCGAACACGATATGCGCAGGCTTGATCTGGTTTACCATGTGGATCAGTTCTTCGCGGTGAAGCTTATCTTCAACGTGAGTGCCGATGGTCAGCAGGTAAGCCGGATAATCCACGCGGCATGTCCACCGGCCAACGCCCAGTAACGTGTCGAGCTGTTGGTACAGAAATGCAAGTGTAAAGGGTGGGCGGGTGCACAAACGCGACAGAATGCGCTGCCGTCG